TCTTTCACCCAGTTAAAGAATGCGGTACGTGCTCTTTGCATATACGCAGCTTTTGCTTCAGCTTCTTCTGGAGAAACAAAGTATTCTCCTCTGCCAAATAACTTTTCTGCATACGCTTGTCCGGTGTGCTTTGCACGCGAACCATAAGTAAAGTAATCATCTTTAAAATTATCGTATAAATAAATAGCATCTTGTAAAGACGTATCAGATGCCGCCAAAGACTTTTCTAAAGTACTTCGCGTCGCCTTGCTAGGCCTAATAGCAGTTTGTTTACCGTCCACATTACTATATACAAACTTCGGAGTACCGTCGTCATTGTAATCTAGTTTTCTAATTCGAGCCTCTCGACTGGCCGGCATTATTCCTAAACTAGCCGTCGTATCATCGCCCACAGCCGGATAAGCTTGTTGAAACTGTTGACTAGCAAGAGTCTGTAAGGCATTAGCTGCTTCTTTTTGCATTAAAGATTGCTGGGCTTGATCATGTCCAGTCAAAGAATTCAACTGCCCTTGGACTACATCTGTCATTTTAGGACGGGCTTCTTCTTGAGCCTGTTGTTGGATCATTTGTATTTGTTTTTGGTAATCTGCAACCTTAGTTTTGAAGGGATCAACTGGAGTCTGTTCTGCAGCTTGATCTCCTGGTTGCCTAAGATTAAATAAGTCATTAAGTGCCATAAATATTAAACCTCAATTAGAATGATAAGCCGCCGCCCTTAGAAGAGCCGCTACTAACAGAACCACGAACAGCTTGTGATTTGCTGTGCATTGATGCTGGACCTCTTCGGAACTCTTGTCCTGCTTGCATTTGAGCTTCAGCACCTCTAGTACCTAAGCCAGTTTGTAATTGCTGTACTCCGGCCTGTAATTGGCTTCCGAAGCCCGCAGCTTGAGCATAACGATCTAGTAGATTGCCGTACTCCTGACTTGCCATACCTTGTCCGTATTCCGTGAGTTCTTTAAGTGCTTGGCCACTCTTACGTAAACCTCGGCCAGCTAGGCTTTGCTCTACTGCCTTTATGCCTTGTTCATATCTAAATTGGTAGCCTGGAGTAGCTTCAAGTGCTTGTTGTATAGAAGAAGGTCCTAAGTCTCTCGACATATTTTGTTGTACTTCTCCTAATTGAGCACCAATAGGAGAATCTCCTGCCATTCCTTGTACATTAGAAATGTCTTGATTAATAACTCCCATCAACCGAGCTCTTTCTGCTGGATCAGTAGTCTCTCCTAATGTTGCAAGAGAGTTCTGAATGTTGCCGAGCTGAGAAGTCATAGCATTCTGTTGAGCTATAGTTTGTTCTTGAGCAGTCAAGGGAGCAGTCTGTAATCCTAGTAAGCTGGCCCATTGATTAGCTGCCTGCGCACCTAAACTAGTGTAGGGAGACATCTGAGCGGCAGCTTGGCCAGATAAAGCTTGTAAGGCTTGTGAGAATTGATCTGCTCCTTCTTGAGTAGCCATTAGTGCCACAGGATACTGAGTCGCTTCGCTCGTCTGTCTGCCAAAGCTTCTAGCTGCTTGTTGTTGTTCCGATATTTTAACGCCAGAGATGTCAGTAGCCTTTTGAGCAGCTAATTGTGAAGGTGAAAGTGCAGAAGGATGCTTTTGCCCTTCATAGAACTTCTGGTATGCTGGTTTAAATGCCCCATAAAAATCTAAAGGAAGAGATGCGGATGATTGTGCATTGGCTGTCATAAGTGTTCCATCTAACCTCGTAAGTTGTAAAAGTATTGATGTAAATCTTCTTGTTTATTAAAATAAGTTAGTGCTTTAGGAAAGACTCCAGACTTATGGAATCCTAAACGACTAACTAGAGTCTGGGCATGTATTGCTGAATCAGGGCAAACTGTAAGCAACACATTAAATTCGGTATGGTTCTTTAAATGATCCATTACTAGCTCTGCAGCTTCTATACTTTTACCTGTTCCCCAGTATTGAGGTAATAGGTAGAAGTGGGAATCTAGCATCTTATCGGTTAGTTTACTTAAAGAAACCATGCCATAAATCTGTACCTTATCTAAGAATACCCAGTAATCGGTATTTTTCTGGGCATGCCATTTTTCATTAGGATTGTAAGGTCTTCCTAGATGCAATTCATACAATTCTTTAGTATTCGCTATTGCTTCAATTAAATCCTTGCTTGGATTAAATATCATCTCCATAAATCTCTCCTGCTACTTTTATGTAAATTGTTGATCATACTCAACAATCCACATATTTGTGGAAGCTGATCCGCCGCCAAAGGGTCCTGCAGCATAGTGGTCTAATATTCCCGTAGTTCCTGCTACATTTCCGGGTCCCGCCCGTACAGTAAATAATAAATCAGTAAAAGCATAACCAGTAATAGTATGCATAATGGTTAGACTGCCTACAGTATTACTGGCTCCATCGAAATAACCATGCGCAGTTGTTGATGCTATAGCGTCTGCTTGCGTCCCAAGAAATAATGCCATAGAATCGCCATATGAAGAAAGAGATGCGAATGTATTTACTAAAATAAATAAAGTACTACTTGGCGAACGAGGAGTGAAAATTAAACTCAGTATCTCATCGCCTTCATCAATTTGGGGAATAGTGTCATCGACTGGAATAACTGTAGTTATGTCAGGTTGTTCTGCACTTGATGCCGAAGTTATTTGAAGAACGCCTCCTGCTTGTAAAAGCAAATTCTCAACAGTAGCTTTTTTTAAATTGTCGCTGTCACTAACATCTGCGAGAAGTAATTCATCACTAAATGATGGCACTACTTCGCTTTCATTAGCAATATCTACATTAAGAGAAGTTCCAGAGATAGTAATAGCATTGCCATCTAGATCGGCTACATCTGTTGTCGAAAGATCTCCTAGACCTGCAACTCCTCCAGTAACTTTATCAATATTGTTAAACCATTCTACCCACGAAGGATGAATTTTATTTGAATCCGGTATAAAAAAATCAACATTAAGAGGAGCTTCACTTTTTACTATTGCCATTATGAATTACCTGATATTAACTCTGCTCTTGCTCCCTTAATTACCCATTTAACAGGATCAGTAGCAGAAATTTCTAATGTAAGAGAACGCCCATTGCCTACTCGGGACCATAATATCCGATCACGGTATTCACCTTGTTTTCCAGGAGATTTTAAAACTGTATTTCCCCACGTATATCCAAAATCTCTTGAAATTCTAAGCATTAACTGAGGATCTCCGCCCTGGCCAGTAGTACCGTCGCCAACTCCTGGTTCAGTTTGGATATGTAAATTCGAGATGCCTATTGTTCGTGTATCGGATTCTAATGGACCTACAACAGCTAATCGTCGAATTTCGTCACCATCGTTATCAGTATAGGTATCTTCATCGAGTTCTAAGATTTTACCATTGATGCGAGAAGCCACTAAATGCTTTCCATCAAAGAATGCGTAGGACTGTCCTATATGATGCTCGTGCGCTCCAGTTGTCGTACGATATGAACGCTCATGCCATTGTTGTGTAGTTAAGTCATAAGCATAGGTTTTTTTAGAAGTAGGGAAATTAAATACTACAAATTCATGAGATTGTTGAGTATAGGCCCAACTAACACAATCATCTACACGTGATAAATCATTCAATTTATTTGCCATCGAACGGTCTGAAACTATCACAGGAGAGGCTTGGTTTACAGAACAAATAAAGTAGCCGCCGTCTTTATGTCGTGCTAACCAAAAGAATGTATCTCCTGCGTTAACGATGGAGCGTGGAGCAACACAACCCACATCGAGCATAAGTCCTTGTTGCTTATTAAATGGGAAAGCAGTTCCTGCATTTGTATTAAATACATGGACCTCGCTCGTTTTTTTACCAAATAAATAAAGAAATGATTTAAATGATTTTACTGCTACGATATTGTCTCCATAAACTCCTTTAGAACTAAAATCTAAAGCATCCCACGTACGGCCATCGTCGATATTGGAAATGTAGTAGGTAGTGTCATCCGGGGTAGCTGCAATAAAGTACCCATCTTGGTAAGTGATTGATTGAGTAGCTATTGGTACAGAAGTACCAGAAACTAATGAAAAATTAGCAGTGCTGATTAAATAGCTATACACGTCTGAACCATCTGTAAATAATAATTCATCGTCTCCTTCAGCTATATCGACGTATCCACTATTAGTACTAAGAGTACCTAAAGAAGTCAGGGTTAGAGTATTACTAACACTATAGAGAGTATCTCCAGCTACTGCATATAAAAGCTCTCCCTTTTCATATAGGGCTCGAACTTCTGTTTGACTTGTGTCAAGGTAAGTTTTAGTGCCGGGCGTCGGATACCATATCCATGGATACTCAGTATTGGGCACATTGTCTTCTGGAATCCAATTAATAAGTTGTTTAGCGGCCTGGGCTTTCCCATCCGCTTCGTATAAAGGGCCGATTAGATTAGTCAATACCGTCATCTTTAAACCCTATTTTCAATAGTAAAACGGACTGATGATGTTTCTCGATCCCACCCGTCTAATTTATTCTTTAACTCCATGGCTCTTTGTGCTACGCCATCTTCTTGAACTTTGCCACCACGTCCAAAAGCAGGAGCAATCATAACAGCTAAGTTATGTTTAATGCAAGATAGCCATTCTACTGGTAAGTCAGGATTATCTGTAGCAGAATCAAAGTCTTCTAGGAAACGTTCATAAGTCACTTTTAAATGATTTTTAGTGTCAGAACAACGAGGCCAGACATACATATCGCCTTGATCTCGTTGACGATCATAATACCAGTAAGTTGGCACTCCATCACTAGTTTTGCGATTCAATTCAAAATAGGATTGATGTGCTAATTCTGTCATAGGAATCTCAGAAATAGCATCGCCAGAAGCATTAGTATCCAAACCATTCTCTACTAAACGAGCATCTAATACACGTCTAGGGACAGCAACATAAGTAGTAAATGTATAAACATTGTTATCTGTAGCTGCCGCGACAGTAGTTGCTTCGTTAATAGTAATAGTAGTAGCGTCATCTACGGAAGCAATGGTGCTCCAGTGAGTACTACCATCGTCTTGCACAATACCTACTACATCGGATGCAGCCATACCAGTAGTAGAATCTACTGTAATAGCTGTCTGTCCTATAGCTTCTGCTGCACCTAGTTGAGTAATTATCACATCGTCTGCATTAGCAAATTTAGCACCAGAAGAAGTACCTGTAATAGAATGTTTAGCAGTATATTGATCTAAGAATAGAAAACCTTCTGTCTTAGACCATAGATGTAAGCCGTCAGCTTGCCACATTTTAATCATATCATTAAGCATGCGTCTGGCAAAGTTGTTATCTTCGTTTTGTATATCATCAGTTACATAACCGATAAGAGCAAACGCATCATTGACAATGTCGTCTCGCGTCTGAGTATAATTAGTTGAACCCGATGTCGCCATTCAAATTAGTCCTCGTTTTTAACATAGTAGCCCAAAAGCGTCACAAGTACGTCATCGTCTGAAGTTTCCCCATTAATAAACTCCCCTTCGGCAGTTTCAACTAAGATTGGGGTCAGTATAATGCTTCCACTTCTAGCTACTGGCAATGTAAATAATGATGTAGTCAATGCGCCTACTGCAGTATCAGCCGCAACGGCTGTATAAATATTAACTGTAGCATCTACAGTCGCACTGATGTTCTTATTTCCTACTAAAATAACTCCCGTTAGGCAGAACCGGTTGTTTGCTTTAGCAGGAACAATGTTAACAGCAGTGTCGTCAACGTCTAGCGTAGCATTAAAAGATATTGACGGATGTGGAGGATTTACAGCAAGAGCATTCCCTCCTACTACACGTACCGTACGGCCATCTCCGCCATCAGATATAATACTATTAATTCCCATATTATGTTACGCCTTGGTCTTCGTACACATCTATAGTCCCTGCGAGCACTCCTGTACTTGTATCCCATAAAAATGATATCGCTTGGCCAGGAGGCAAGATAATATGAGAAGGAGATTCATCTACAAAGTCGGTATCTGCTGTCGACAACGTAAGTCTTTTTAAGACATTCTCAACCGTTAGGCCCGTAATATCAACGTTAGTTCCTACAGTAGCAGTTAGAGTGTTTGTAGACCCTATGAATCGATTCGCTGGAGTAATAGCATTGACTGAAGATGCTGTACCTGATACATGATTGACTTCTACGGCACCTACCACAGTAGATTTAAATCTAAACTTAGTAAAGTGGATGTTCTTGGTTCCTGTATTCTTAAAATAGAAGAAATGGTCATCTGCTCCGGTAGGATCAACTGCTTCAAACGTTAATGAAAAATGTTTTTGGTATAATTCATTGATATGTTGAGTAACTGTTCGAATTACTGACTCGACGTCTAACCGATTCTCGAAATTGACTGCTGCGGTTTTCCCGGTACCGTTCCCGTCTTTGATAATCATATATTATACCTCCTCGTCTATATGACCAATAATGGCTGCATAGATCGTCAAACTAGTATTGCCNGTAGGAGGTTCNACTGTCAGCGCTACTGCTTTGCCTCTTGGCACTAGCCATGTAAAATTAGCANAGAGTCTTCCAGACGTCGTTTGATAAAATAAAGCAGAATCTGTGCCTCCTGTAGCCGTCTTACCTTCTGCGCCTTTATAGACATCTGCAGTTAGAGTCACAGCTGAATCGACAAAACGATTTGCATTTATATCAACGGCAGTAGCATCATCAACTATCGTACCTCCAGTAACTCCACCTACCAATTTAACTTTACAAGGTTCGCCAGAAGTGCCTCCAGTAGAAGCTCCGACACCTATTGCTACGGCAGTTATATGGAAAGCCTTTGTTTCGTTGTTCTTAAAATACAGTACGGCAGATTCATCTCCGGTAGTTAAAGTAATTTCCCCAGTATTAAGGTTAAACGCTGCCTGTTCTTTGGCTCGATGCATACTTTCCGTGGCGTCTACAGCTCTGACCTTTAGTCTGTTTTCGTTATCGACGGCTGCCTGATTACCAGACCCCGTCCCATCTAATATTACTGTCATTCGTCTAAATCTCCTAAAACCTCTTGTCCATCGACTTCTTCATCTGTCATCATAGTCAAATAGACATTTAATTTACGTAATTCGATCAAAATCTCTTTTAATAGTGCTTGAGAATTCAAATCATCTACGGCAACTCTAGCTTGAGTGCCTTGATTCTTTAATTTGGGATTGCCTAGTTTCTCTATAGCCATTAGTAAAATCCCCACACTCTATAGTCTACCGCAGTAGTTGATCTTAGTTCCAATTGATTAGGGCCCGCATCTATCGCTACGGATTCCGTAGGTTTAATCGTACCCCATGAATCGATGGCTTGGTTGAATCTAAATTCAAGTTCGTCTGAAGTAGAATCATTCGTAATAGTCAAGATCTTTGGCCTTTTAAGAAAAGTGATCAGTTTGTTGCCATCGACGGAACCTTCCCACGGCTCAAAATTATTAATTTCGCCTGGATACGCCATTAGTATTGCTCAATTTCAAGAATTAAGGTAATCTCGTCTCCAGCATCTAAATCAGCTGTAGATAATAAGATATCACCAGTAGCGCCACTGCCGTTTGGATTAGATACGCCACCAAAATGAGAAAAATCTAATTGTACGCCATTTGCTGGATCTACTGATAGAATTGGACTATCTGCTGTTTGATCCCATTCAAGCCTCGCAACACACGAATCTCCGATAGCAGTTAATCCTACTAACCGGCCTTTTGAAGTATCATTTACAAAATCTGAATTATTAAAGACGATTAAATCTGATTCTTCGGTACCGTCTGATATAATATGTACGTGGCGTACAACATTCCGAGTTCTTGAGTCTCCGACCAATGTACGCTGAGTTACAGTATTTGCCATTATTTATATCCTCTGATAAATAGAGGAGGGCTAGAAACCCTCCTTAAGATTAAGTAGTAAAAGTTATTGCGCCTGAAGCGGTAGCTGTTGCCTGTACATACCAGTTAGTACCATCACAAAATAGATCGATTCTATCGCCTGGAAGCATAGTATCGGCAATTAAGTTAATACTTCCTTCAGCAGATGCAGGTACGGATGCGCCAGCAACGATTCCTTCACCATAAATTGTATTATCATTAGAGGCATTAGGAACAATCGTATGATTACCCCCAGTTACTTGAGTAGCGCCACAAATAAATGTAAATCGTAAACCAGCTGCTACTAAAGGAAGAGTGCTTACAAAAGCAGTTGCACTATTAAGTATAAATGTGCTGCCGCTTTCTGCTGCCGCAATAACATTAGTGGTTGTTACGATTTCGGTATTAGCTGAAGTATCCGCCGCTTGATTGATTTCTGCAGCCGTAGCTGTTACGCCATCCAGAATATTGAGTTCAGTGGCTGTGGATGTTACTTGAGTACCATCAATGTAGACCGTTGCGACGCCTGCGCCATCGTCTTCTACTTTAAAAGCTTCGTTTTCATCGACGCCCTTAATTTTAAATAGGTTCTTAGCCATATTATTTTTTACCTTTTATGAGCGCTGATCCGGTCTTTCCTTGCCAGTACATTTGTTTTCTGCGCATTATAAATACTTTACAAAGAAGTATCCAAGCCCTTGGACACTATTGTATAGTTATTTTATTTCTTTTTAGATTTAGGATGCTTAGTTTTAATTGAGTCTATAAGATCAAGCCACTCGGTAGTGCCGTTCTTCATATCCCAATATAACATATCTAATTGTTTTTCTAAACCAGGGTAGGCATTTGCTCGATCCTCAGCATACTGATTTTCTTGTTGTTTTTTTAAAGCTTCTGCCCATTCCGCTTTAATAGCTTTTTCTTCGGCTTTTGTAAGTTTTACTTTTTTACCATTTACCATCTTATGCATATTAACCCGCCTTTATGCCGTACATATGAATTGATCCACTCGCAATGTAGTCCCATATCTCTTCAGATTTGGAGTACTTTATTTTAATTAGTCGATATTGTTACAGTTCTTAACTATTCGTTAAACCATATAAATAGAATGTTCCACTGGTTATATTACCAGACGACATCAGAAACCTTATGGCATCTACGTCTGCAGCAGAATCTCTGTAGCCCGTGCCTATAGTATTACTAGCTGCTGAATCTTGTCTAACATTACTAGCTGTCCACGCCGCGAGTGTTTTAACTGTGCTAGAAGGATTATATAACGTTAAAGTTGCATTAAAAGATTCTCCTGCGGCATTGCCCACTTGTGCGGATAGAACAATGCTAGTGTCTCCTGTGGATTCTCCAGTTGTAGCTCCGGAAGCAGTAGAGACAGAAGCCAGCCTCGTATGTTCGTAGTCTGTAGCTCCACTATCGTAACTCGACCCGCCATCAGTACTTGTCCTGAATAAAAGTGATGTATTGTCTGTAGCAGGGATTAAGTCTGTAATTACAACTATATATTTAGAGTATGAACTAGTTAATCCTGTAAAATTAATAGTGGCTGAAGCACTAGCTGTCGACGACGAGATGAGCACTAGATCCTGGCCCAGAGCATCCACATAGGCTTTAATAGATTGTTGTGTTGCCAAAGCCGTAGCGCTATTGCTAGCCATGTTGTCTTCATCTAAACAATCAGTTATATTAGCTGTGGTAGGGAAGTCGATGCCGTTACCGTTAAGATCTAAATCTCCTCCTAGTTGTGGAGTAGTATCTTCTACTACATTGCCTAGGCCTCCGCCTCCCCCTGCTTCAAGAGAAATGAGGCCAGATCCGTTATCATAGGTTAGAACATAATTATCTTGTCCGGCACCGACAGACTGGTCTCCGTCGAAGGAGTATACTCCCACTTTTACATTACCAGTGCCTTTAGCAACCAAATTTAAATCAATATTGGCATCGTCGCCAGCAGCACTGACGATAGGACCGCTTCCGGTTGCCTCATTTTCAATATTGACATGGTTAACGGCTGAACCGTCTTCAGTAAAAGTAAGCAGTTCGCGAGTTCCGTCGCCTATGGCGTTCCCATTGACATCTAATTGCCCACCTAATTGGGGAGTGGTGTCTTCCACTACGTTAACTAAATATGATTGTAAGTCACTGATATCAGCTTCTGCAACAGTAATCGTATTATTAGCAGTATCTATTGTTTTATTAGTTAAGGTATCGGTTGTTGCTTTGCCCACTAACGTGTCTGTAGCATCGGGCAGAGTGAGTGTACGAGCAGCTGTCGCACTATCGGTCATAGTAGTAGTATACCCTGATCCGTCGTCGCTGTCAAATACTATTTGATCGCTATTTGCGGTCAAGTTTATAGTAGTGGCCGTAATAGCACTTCCTAGCGAAAATGTCCCATTGACGGTTAGAGTGCTTCCTGAATCAAACGTACAAGTTGCGCCTGATGGGTAAGTTATTGTTCCTGTAGCAGGGTATGTATAGTCTCCATTAGCATCTAGAACTACGGCCTTGCTAGCGGCTCCTGTTCCGAGGGTCGTAAGATCTAAATAATTAACCTCAGCCGTAGTGACAGTAGCTCCGTCTAGAATATTCAGCTCTGCTGCACTAGCAGTAACTCCTGACAACTCGGTAATCTCATTACCATCGATGTATATGCGGCAATCTCCATCTACCTCGTCGATACGAAATGCTTCTCCCTGCGTACTAGGTAATTTGACTTTCCATAAGTTTTTAGTAGCCATATATTTGCCTCTTATAAATCAGTAGTAGGATCAAAACCATTAGGGAAACGATCATCGTAGTCTATATCCTCTGGCTCTGGTCGAACCAGTTTCGGATACGACTCTTTACGAGGCTCTGGTAATTGGTCCTGGGGGTGCCTCTCTTCCCAATCTTCTAGACATACAAGTTTATTATCCCATCTCATGCGAGAGTTCTCTATCTTGATTTTAAATCCGCAAACGTCACAATATACATAGTATCCTTGTACGGGCGGAGTAAATCTTTTATGTCGTCTAGTTCTCAATATAAAATCTCTCTAATTAAATTTGGGAGGGGCTTTCCACCCCTCTGGATACGCCCGTTAAGGCGATACTCTGGTTACGCTCCTGCGTTACCTTCGATACCGTGAGGATCCGTCCAACCGAATGATCGACGTGAGCGACCTTTCAATTTGATGTTTCCAGTATCGAAATCAACGTCTGCTTTAAACGATGGAGTTACACGATCAAACATGCAAAGACCCATATCAGCATCAGTGATGATGAAGTGGGCAGTTGTTGAACTTAGACGTCTCATTACATGATAGCCTTTAGTCAACAAGCCTTGGTTGTAGATCGAGTTAACAGCATTGTTAGCAGTATCGTTTTGAAGTTCAGATTTTAAGATACGACAAGCCGTATGACGTAGATCAGGCGGAATTACTAATAATTCGCCTCTTACGGCACGGTGGATTTGTCGTTCATCTTTGAACTTGTCGATAGCGATTAACATATCTTCGAGAGCTGTTTCTGACAATGCAGCAGCAGTAATCTCATTTGCATAAGTACCGCCAGCCATATATAAGTGAGCAGTTGAACAGAGTTCTAATCCATCTGCACCTGTATATGAACTGTTGAATGCTCTATTTAAGATATTAGCACCTATCTGCTCATCAGTTTCCATAAGAGACTTCATAATCTCTTTAGTATACTTGCGAGCCATATCAAGATATAGGTTGTCTTCAATAGCTTCTTCTGAGATTTGAACACCTAACCCGTAAGTTGTGTGTTGATATCTCTGAGAGAAACCTTGACCGCCAGAATCATAAGTTATCGCATCAGCTTCGTCCTTCTCAGGAGCTACTCCAAGACCATAAATACCTTGGTCATCTTCGTAGTTCTTTTTAGACTTTTTGGTTGCAAACACTGGTTTCCATTCAGGTTTATAGCGTTTGTAGTCCATACCCCATAGGGCATGAAGTCCTTCTTCGAGAAGTCGAGGATGCGTACCGGTTAACATTGGTACACTAGCCATTATTCATTACCTCATTAGTTATTATTTAGGAGTTTGGACTGAATTCAAAGTATGTTCGTTGATTTGAACCAATAGACGGCAATTAGCTGCGTCTGTGTCATTATCAGGAGAACGTACTCGGCCCAAGATACGTACGTTATCGCCCGTACCTGCATCAGATGAATCTAACTCAACTTGGGACATACCAGTGGTAGTATTACCGGCAGTATATACTAAGTCAGCGAATTCACCAACATCGGTATCAGCGATTTGACCGTCTTCTTGGATTTCATAGATTGCCATAGGGTCCATACAAACCACTACAAAGCCGTCTTCGTTGTCAGCTAGATAAGTTTGAGATGGGACGCCGGGCGCCTTATTTGGATCGTTAGTTCCGCCTGCGCCTGGTTTCGTGATACCAACCACAACACCTGAAATAGTAGTACTTACAGTTGCAATGGCAACCTCTGGATGTCCAGTATCGTGGGAAGACCCACTTAATACGACTGGATCACCAATAAAGATTCCATTGGTGCCTGCATCGTCTACATAGCAAGTTTTGCAGAGGTCTTTACGAAAACTAACGGGGCGAAGACCAAACGGTCTGTCTACATTAGCCATATTAGATTACCTCTTTAATTTGAGACACTAGTTTTTCCTTCTGTAGTCATGGATACATGAGCATCTGGTTTCAAAGACTTCTTACCTTTGATTTGTGCTTCGATTGCATCACATCTGGCCTGTTCCTTAGCCTTATTTTGTTTATAACGTTCTAAAGGAATCTCCATTAGAACCAAATCTTCATTGGAATCTTGAGACGGGAGCCTGATTACGGATCCTTTAGTACCAGAAGCATCTTGGAAATAAACAGCTCCTAAATGCTGGTAATGAGTTGGATCTGCTAGTTCATAGCCATCCATTACTCGGATTCGTATTTCTGATTCCCTAGCCCAGTATGTACGAAAACCCTCTCTTTGAAATACGGTGGTGCGTAATTCTAATAGATCTGGATTAATGTTTTCCGGGGCCTTGTACGGAGTGCCTTCATTAGGCATTTCCGACTTATATACACTTTTCTTTTTAGTTTCTTCTTTTTGGGTTGGCATAATCTTGCTCCTAGGTTCTTAATTATTTATCTTGATCAATTATGAGTTCAAATTGTTGTAGCAATTCGTCTTTATCGACTCCTTGTTCTACAAAGTAGTTATATAACTCTTTTTGATCAGGTGCTAGATTCTTCAATGAGAATCCTTTTTCTGGTTTACCAGTTACAGAAGCCGATTCTACTTTTGGAGTGGCTACAGCTTTAATCTTTTTAGCTGTTCCAAACTTAGTAGGAAAGACTGATGCGAGTTCATTCTCTAGAGCAGTCATTCTGTCTTCTGCAGACAAGTTTTCACTAGCTAATTCATTGTTCCTGTTAACGACATACGCTTGAACAGCTATGTCTTCAGGTTTCTGAGAGAATAAGGTCTTCTCATACTTACTAACAAATTGCTTTTCAGACTCAGATAAATTACTAAGAACGTCGTCCTTGGTAGGCTGTTGAACTTCTTGAGGCTCCTCCTTTTTAAATTTAGCGATAGCCTCTTCATGTTCAGTTTTCATTGTTTTTAAATCATTCTCATAAGCCGAAATAACGTCTTCTGGAGTATATTCGCCTGCTTCAATCGTTTGAGCAGCCAGTTTACGTAGATCTTCGACTTGTTTATCAAATTCCTTCTTAGCTTGATTGTAAGAAGCCTCTTGAACTGATTCAAAGTGCTTCGCTACATTCTCTAATAAAGAATTCTTTTCCTGTACCTGCTTCCCTAAGTCATTAATCTTTTTATAGAGAGAATAATCATCCATCCAATCTTCAGCAGACTTGGCTTTCTTTCCGGGAACGCCATCAGGCTTCCAGCCTAGCTTCATTGCTTCTTGTTCTACTTCCGTATACTCTGATTCCTGAACTTCGTCTGATGTTGTTTCTGTTACAGCCTCGGCAGTTTCTTCTGGTTGTTCAACTGCTTCCTCTTCCTTAGTTTCGACTACTGGTTCCTCTGTTGTAGTCTCTGTGGTTTCTTCTTTTTCAACTTCAACGCCCAATGCATCAAAGAGTTGTGCTTTTGCCTCAGCATCTTCAGCTGAAACTGTAGTTTCTTCACTCATCTTAGTTTTCCTCTTCTTTATATTTCTTTATATAATCCATTAAATTCTTAGCAATCGTTAGATTTTCTTGTACATGCCCCAACGCTTGATTACAGTTTACACATAATATGTCTCGCACCTTTCCAGTACTATGACAATGGTCAACATGCATTCGTTGTACAAATTCGTCTGAATGCTTATTACAGATCGCACATCTATAATCTTGTTTTGCTAATTTTAATTCGTAGTCACGTAAAGTCAATCCATAGCGTTGTTTTAGGTGGCGATTTGAGGAATACGTTTTCCCACCTCGTTTGCGATACGCTTTTTGACTCCCTTTACATCGACACTTTTTACATTGTCCTTCTTTACCATCGACGGTAGAAGCACAATCATAAAAATCATCTTCCGGCTTTATCTTTTTGCACTTTCCGCAATTCTTCATCCGGATCTCCTTCTTCCAGGACACTCCATACTTCCTTGTCCTCAATGACTCGGTATAATACGCCATCGATTACTTTGTTGATACCAGAATACCTCTTAATGTACACTGTATCTCCAACTTCAACCCACGGCTCCCCATCAAACCATTCTTTATAGGCGTGGGGGCTGAGCTCTACAACAACGCCTTTAGTTGCTGCGGCATCATTTGCATTCGCAATGCTGTCGGGTATATCTAAAAACTCTGATCTAACTGATTCTTCGTCGTCAGGAGTAATTTTAACTGTCAATGTTGGTCCGACAGGCTTAAGTCTCGTCTTCATTATATTCCTGCTCCTCTAACTCTAAATTTATGCCTTCCATAAAGCTATGGGGATCCTCCCAAATATTTAAGAACATCTCTAAACTAAGAGCATGTCCTACGTCCATAGCATATGTTGACTTAATAATTCCTGATTCAGTACAAATATGCTGTCCTTGGAGACTTCCTTTTCTCATCAACTCTAATCGAGTCTCATAATTCTCTTTTATAGCTTGAGTAACTGGATTACTCATCCACTCCCTTATCTGTTCTATCCTTAGCTTGGGCTTCGAGTTTTCGTTCATCAGCGATCTCTCCTGCTAATATTTTGTTAGCATCGTTAATGGTATCTAAAGCTTTTAATTGTAATTCTGCTTGATCCTTTTGAGCGTCTATCATGACGTTTTGACCTTGAATTGCAATCTTATCAGCGGCATTCTTAGCATCCAGAAGCATCTTCTGAGATCTAGCCTCTGACTCACGTATTCTAGATGCTGCTTCTGCATCTTTAACGCCAGCTTGAGCAATCTCTGCTTGGATCTTCTGTAACTCGGCCAAATTAAGAGCAATCTGAGAATCCATAACTTCGATTTTCTTCATTATCTCTTGAACATCGGCCGGAGGTGGTGCATCTGGTGGCGGTGGAGGAGTGATGATACCTGGCATATCAATTTGTAAGATATCTGCAGCTGCCTCCGCTGCCATGTGTCGGTTAATTACGTCAGGAGCAAACTGTGCTAACTGTTGTAATTTCATAATTCTTTGAGTATCGCTAGCTGCTGACGGATCAAATACAGGAGCCACGTCCATAGTCTCATCAATAAAGTCAGTTGGGATCAGGTTACCAGCATCTCCTGGAATCAAATCAACTCTTTCACCAATGATCTTTTGATACTTAATTGGATTAACGTGACGTTTAACTAATTCGTATATTTTACCTAATTCGTTCTTTAAGCCATAGAAAAGACGTTTTTGCATGGCGTTGTATAGGGTTAATCCTTGCTTTTCTAATACTGAAATAGTAGTTGCTGCTACGTTCTGAGCAGGCTGCTTACCCTGTAATACATCAGTAATCGAACTTAGGTCTTTAGATACGTTAATTAGAAGACCCAGCAATTGAAATAGTACAGGACTAGGTTCTTTGGTAGGTAATGGGAAGACGCTGTCGCGTAAGCTAGCGCCAGACATCACATCTACAAACTTCCATTCGCCTAAACGGAAACGCATATCGCCACCCTTCATACGGATTTGACGTGCCATTAAGCCCGCTTGGCGGTTATTTAATGTACCTGCATCAACTAATTGGTTAATTAAACTGTTTACTGCTTCATTAATTGGATACAGTAGTTGGCCAAAACCTATAGACCAGTATCCTCCATCAGGAGATGGTAAACAATGCCAATCAGCAAAATAATGTTCGGGTTCGATATGTAGAACTTCATCTTTGTCGCTTAATTGAATACTATTCTCGTCGAATCGAGCTACGATACGTAATACTTTACCTGAGTTCTCATGTATAATTACAATATAAGGTTCAGGATAGCCATCGCCGTCTAAATCAAACCAACAGTGTTGTTCTAGAAGAGTATAAGGACGTTGTTCATCATGAATTACGTCATCGTCGTCTCTTACACCTGCACGTTTGTAAGACGGATGGTTATCAAGAGTATCTAGATCACAGTCTACGTAAAGGCCCATGCGCATGCGCGACATAAGGTATTGTTTGGATTTTAAGATTCTATGAGTAATACGAGGAGCTTCAGCTAAAGATACACAATTATGATTAATGATAATATCTTTGTAATCGCATAGCTCGGAACAAATCTTATCTTTTACTTCATCGTAGTAGACTTTACGATGTACAACGCCTGTCATAGGTAAAACATGTAAAGATTTATCTACTCCACTCTTCCAATCCTTTTGTTCATAAAGGAGTTGATAGTTATGATATTCAGTAAGTCGTTGGGCCTTTTGAGCTTTGACGCCTGCAGGGTCTCGGCCTATTGTATCAAACTTAGCAATTCTATTACCTCGTACAATCTCTGCAAAGGTACGAGAACCAAACTCTAGTACAGCCTGAGTAATCAAAGGGAACTTGATATTAGAAGCGCCTTCAAACGGCTCTGTCTTCATAGTAAACACTTGCTGTGCAATGTCCATTGCTTTGTCTGTCAGATCTAACCATTCCTGACGAGACTGTTCATCTGCTTCTACTCCATCAACAACTTGTTGACTAATCTCTTCTAACTTACCATCACTTAAAAGATCAGCGACGTTCATAGCGCCCAGGATCTTTTCTAATTTTAGAGTATCAGCTTTGCCTTTGGCATTTTTAGCTGTTTGATCTGCTGCTACGCCTTGGCCTGAATCAGGCTCACGATTCTTTAAATCAGGCATAGAGCCAGTTCTTTTATACGATCGATCCATATTTAGTATCCGGTAATTTCACTACGACCTGATGAGTATCTAGACTGAGTACGTTTAATCTCATCTTCTTCATCAGGATCTGGTTTAGGTTGCGCAATGCGCTCAAATACTGAGATTAAATATTTTAAAGCATCACATGCGTGATCTCGTTGATTACGAGCAGGTTTACTGTCTCGATCATCAAATTTATAAATAGCTATTTCATTTAAGAGTTCTTGACAATGGGGGAAGATCTTTAGTTGGCCTGATTCAAACATACCTTGAATCTTTCCTAATATAGCTAAAGAGTTGATTCCAGGAACTAGATTCATTCCTTTCTCATTATAGAAATCCATGGTTAAGACGCCATCAGCACTTCTGCCTCCTCCTGAGGGGTCAGCAGCGCCATACATGTATCTTCCGCCGACTCTGTCCATCTTCTCCAAAATCTCAGCAATTTTGATAGTAGATGCTTTCTGTGATCCATAATATTCTGAGTAGATGTATATATCTCCAGTATCAGGATCTTCGGCGCCCCATACTACTGCTTCGCCATGCCATCCAAAGTCAAGCCCGAAAGCCCTAGGCCACCAGTTAGGGATCTTAAATGGTTCACAAGTAATTTGTTCTCTGGTGTAAGGATATACTTGACCTGCGCCAATAGTCGGAATACCTTCAGTACGGGCTATTAGCTCCGCTCCTGTATACCGACGTTTAATATCTGCTTTATCTTCTTCTGATAAGTGAGGAGAACTATCCCAACCACAATGTGTTACATAACGTCCTGTCTCTTCTCCATTCTCATCTTTAACAACTCCATCTTCTGGGAATTGCATAGTAGGGATAAAGCGTTGTATTCCTTTAGTGAATCCGTCCAGAGGAGTGAATGTAGTAAAAACGAAACCTTTTGTCGTCATCGTACGCATAAGCGTTTCGTTATAAAGTTTATCCTTTAAACATTCCTCATCGAACCATGCGCAGTGTAGTTCACGTCCCATCACTACATCATCATCTATCTCGTAAGATAGAAATTGTATATGATTTATAGTTCCTACTTTATTCTTGACATATAAGTCCAGTAATGCGTCTGGGTTACCAGGTTTCTTACGCATATCATGTATAAATTCTTTTGGGATCATTCCTGTCCCAGTATCAAATAATGTCCCTAATAGCTTCTTCTGAGCTACATCTCGTACCGCTGTATTGGTTTTACCGAGAACTAAGATTTCAAGTGGTTGTTCTAACGGGAACTTCTTACCTTCCCACCAATCAGGATATTCTCCTGTAGCTAAAGCTGTAATAATAAATGCTCCAGTTTCAGACTTACCACTACGGTTAGGAGCAATAAATGCTAATTCTCTAAAATCACTTGTAGCATTCATTAAATCAACATGAGGTTGGTAGCCAGCACGACTAATGTCTAAGCCTGTAGCTGGATCAATAAAATGATCTTGAAAGAAGAAGTTTCTGTATTTATCGTACTTTAATCTCTTTTCTTTCTCAGCTAACAGTATGGCCAATTCTTTCTTGGCTTGTAGTAACTCAGCTTTCGTCGGCATCGACTTCTATGACCTCTGCTTCTTCTTCGTCTCCGATTAACGGCCCTAAGCGCTGCATAGCAGCTTGAATCTTTTTATCTAGCTCTCCCATATCCATACCTTGAATCGCTTTAATATCGCCTTGTATATTAATCTGAGTGGCATTTTGAATATTAGGTAGGTTACTAGATCCATATCTCTCCGGATCTTGTATTTGTAATCTCTTTTCGAGTGCTCTATAATTTCCTTTTGGAAGTTTCCCTAAAATGTAAGCATCCATTATAGCTTCATCACGTTCTAGTTGAATTAACTTAGCGTAATTATAAGCATCGCGGAACTCTGGATACTTCTGTCGCCAATTCCATAATGACTTACGGTCCTTCAGACCACAAGCCAATGTCATGGCTGCATCAGATCCGCCTTTACGAGCTACTTCAATGATGGATTCACAATACTTAGGATCATATGTTGATTTACGTCCTCTTGCCGGACTAGGCTTATCCTTTTGCTTTTGAGTATCCACTAACTGTTGTTTATCTTTCTTGCTCATAGATATTGTACCGAACGGTTAAATTTGATGGAAATATAAGTAATCTCTACAAGTTTTATACCGTACAGTAAAAACTTATTTTTTCATTGCTAATGCAATTAATTGGTCAATCTTATGTTCTAATCTGCCTAAGCGATTAGAGAAATCGCGATGCTGTTGTGTTAACGGCGCAAGCTTATCTTCGACGATTTGCCTTACTTCCGCATCTGATACCGCATGATCTAAACGTTTATCTAGTTCATCAATACGAGTATGATTACGTTTAAATAACCAAAAGAAAAGCCCTATGGCTCCTGCAACTAACGCTCCTACGACTCCTTCAAGACTAGTCATTAATCTACCTTCTTCTTGTCGAATACTCTAGCAATGACATAGCCGGCTACGGCACCTACAACTAAACCAGTAATCAGTAACATCATGATCATAACTCCTATAGTTTTAAGAGGAGGCCGTTTTCCGTAAAATCCTTATGGATATTTACAAGGCCTTACAGTGTTTTGATGGGGGAATCCAGTGCCCTTGTGATTGGGAGTAGTGAGAAACTACGCTTCCTTGAGGTAGATAGAGCGTGCAAGGTTAGGTAGTTGATCTCAGCGAGGCTCACAAGGACAGAAGCCTCAATCAGCCCATCGGAGGGCTAATCCTCACCACTTAGGAGAGTAGGTCTTAGTCGTGAGAACCTAAGCCTACAAGGCAGGTGACAGCCTTTAGATTAAGCTATGCTCTTTGTTTGAGCTACAGATCAGTATAGCACACTAGTGTACACTTTGTCAAGTGTAAGTCTTTATTTCTTAGTGACCCTGTGTCTAGTGATACAGAACAAGCCCCCAAGGAACCTATGGTGTGTACAGACTCCATAATGGTTATTCTTGTAGCACTTGGTCTTGGTTCTCTTATAAAGTATTGAAAATAAAGGAATACTTATAGTAGTAAGGGGAGCATTAGCGTCCCCTCTGAGTCGTTTTCTTTTACCGAAGTGTATTTTCATTGTGATCATTGCCTCTCGTAGTGAGTGTAAGGATTGAGCCCGATGCCGTATTTGGGGCCCGTAAAATTATGACTGGGGACCCTTAACCTACTTCTGTGTTGTGTTTACTTTTGTCCCCCCCCCTTCGTATAGTATCTACTGAGGCCCCCCTTTGATGCCCCGGGAGGTTATACCCTGGGATACGTTAAAACGTCTTGTGTGTGAGCTCTATGGCTGGGAGAATGTGGCATAATTAAATGTAGTTATTAATCAATAAGTTATATTGTATATTCATAATCAATAACTTACGTGTGTATCCGGGGGATTATGTGTATGTGTTGCGAGTTGGATATCTATTCACTAATAATAACTACTAATACTAACAACATTAGTATCTACTAACATAAAAAACAACAAACGCATTAGATATGTTGATGATTATGATTGTTAGTGCTAATTAATTTAGCACTTTTATACACTAATATCATCAATCAAGTCATTCATTGCTTATTTACACCCTCTAATCAAATCCCAGTCAAATGTTAAAAACAGTCTCGCGGGAGTATTATTCTTGTTCATAACTACATTATCCTGGCTATATGTACATAGATAGAGACACCGGCTACGCCTAACACTACTAATGCACTGAAGCTTATGCCTATGTATACAGTCCACTCTAATACTTGCTTTACTCTCTGCATGATGCTCATAACTACCTACCTTATATGTCTAGTAATCTTTGAATTATAGAATACAAAGTAAACTATGTCAATTAACTAATTTACTTATTATAATGTAGACAATTGTCAACAGCATTACTAGACATTATTGATTACCTCTTGATTCATCATCTCTCATGATATCAATTAGATCTTCCATGGCTTCTATGATCTCTAGTGGGTCATGGCCTAGCTCACCTAGCATAGTTACTGCTTCATCTAACACACTGAAACTACTAAGTTTTTCTTCTTGATATAACAACTCTTTTAACTCTGCTGTCAATGCAGGAATGTTATCGCTATGCTCTTCTATTGAGCTTTGCTCTTCTACTGAACTTTGTTCTTCTATGCTATTACACTCTTCTCTAATGAGAGCATTATGTTTCATGAACATGTCATATAGACTAGACACATCGAAATCCTGAGGTGTAACAGCTAAATCATATTGCTTATCCATTAACTCATCAACTTTATCATTGAAACTCTTATTATCTTTGTATTTATTTTTATATTTAAACATTATTGTCTTCCTCTTCTATCTGGTCTAATTTCTCATTTAATTAGACTCGTCGTTATTATGTTCTTGGGCGTCTAATTTCTCATTTAATTGGAATCTTTTTCTTGTTCCTCTAATGAATCCAATTTCTCGAATAGTTCATATATTATACGTTTATGGTCTACAGTTACACCCCCAAAGCGTTTAGAGTAAAGTCTAAAGAACTCATCTGCAGTTACCGTCTTAGTTCTCTTGAAAGTGCTATCGTATACGCCTCTAGCTTTCTCGTATGACCTCATTGTACCAAGTCCTAGCATTCCTAGCAAGGCCGTAGTGTAAATGCTTAAATCTATGCTCTTGAGTTGAGCAACTACTTGTTTCATGGCTGTAGAGAGTTCTAGTGTGCCTCCGAACACCGGGGTTAGAATTATTGCTGCTGGTAGTATAACTTGAAGACAGAAACCTATACCCATTGCTCCAACACACATCCAGGCGAAAGCTGGGCGCCATCCTGCTATGAACTTGGAGTTAGACTTAGCTTCCTCTATGTTAACGTCTATTTGCCTTAGGAGGGGTTCTAGTTGGCCTCTTAGCTCTAACTCTCTGATTCTAGCTTTAGCTGTGTCTCTTTCTGATTTATCTCCAAATATCTTGTCTATTATCTTGTTAACCATAGGCAAGAAGGATAGGAATTGTAACATGTTGATTTCTCCATATTAGCAATATATAATTGGAAGGTGTCATTATTTGACACTATCTAATAATTATTGTAACTAGTGGGAATAACTAGTATGTAGACTATTCATCTACTTACTCGCTCCGTTGGGGACTACGCTCGTTTACTGAGATATGCTCTTTATTAGTTGGCTATCTTATTTAGGCATAGCAAGATCATAGACCGTATGTGATATAACTAATATTATATTGTCAGGACTAGTAAGATGTCAAGCGATAGTATTGGTAGTCAGTAGCTAGTTTATCAACCCAAGTTATGTAGCTTGTGATCACTACGAGTACTTGCCAGACTCTATCTCTCCTTCAGTGAGTGGAACCCTAGTGGAACGAACCTACTGAATGTCACATAACGTTGTTTAACGACTAGAGCTACTAGAATACTATCTTCACTCTCGTCTAGGGCCGGTCTTAAAGCCCCTAGCTACGTACTGGCTATTTCTAGGATTTAGTGTTAAGCTGGCAGAATCAGTAAGCCGAACCATCCAGCAATGGTAAAAGTATATCA